TTTCATATTTTGTGTTTTCAATCAGAATACTGCATACGATATTGCCTCTTGTCTCGTAGGCTCGGAAATGTGTACAAGCAATAAGTGGAGAGGGTTTAAAAACTGAGATAAAAACCGATATTAATCGGTTAATATATTAACTGAAAATGAAATGAAAGGGTGTGAAAACTTGCCGAAACCTAGCAATTATGAAGCAAAAGTGGTCCCAAACTTGAGCAAAATCCGGACCGCGCGCATTAATGGGGCATCCATGCAAGACATCGCGGACATGCTAGGCGTTGCCGCGTCAACTTTGTACAATTACACATCTCAGCACCCTGAATTTAAGGAAGCAATGGACGAGGCAACACACCAAATGCACGCAACCATCGAGGCCACGGCCAATCAGTCACTTTTAAACAAACTGCAAGACCGAATGGTGATTACGGAGCAAATCATTGAAGATGGTGTAATTACAAAGGAGAAAAGGCAACTCGTAAAAGCGGACACCGTGGCAATTATTTTCGCGCTCAAATCAAGGAACCCGCAAAAATGGGACCCATTGGGTGTGGCTCGCTTGGAACAAAAAGAGCAAGAGGATGATTTGGGGCAACAAATCAAAGACATGCTCAGTCAGTACACGGTCACACCTGTGACAGATAAAAGCAAAGGAAAAGATAATGATACAAAATGAAGCACAACTAGCGAACACGCTTGAAACATTGTTACGCTTGGGGGTGGATTATTTCGGCATCTTGAGCCATTACGACCGCATCTTGGTTGCCTTGTCGGCCTTATATACATACTCCGACAAAATGAGAAAGTGTGTAACGGTTGATGATTTACTGGCTCACATCAGTGAGCGGTGCGATATTGACCCCGTGAGCGATGCACTGCAAAGCATTGCAACCAATAAAGGCAACGAATCAAGAGGCGTGAATGACTATGTCGACACGGTGGCTGAAATTGTCCATTTTGCGCGGTCAACCGGTGAGGTTTACGATTTCGCCGGCATGTTGTACCGAATGCACGCGATAATGGTTGGAAAATCAAACGGGGGGCAAGTCATGACCCCCCCCCATATCACACGGTTTATGGTCCGACTTTTAAACATCACAGCCGATGACGTCGTAATGGATACCACTTGTGGATGTGGGACGCTCTTACTGACAGCCGCAGGAATGACCGGTTGCAAGGTTGCGGGAGTTGAATTTTTTGATCAAATGTATAACATCGCAATCATTAATGCGGTCGTAAATGGTATTGACTTCACGCAAATCCGCTCAGGTGATGCAACCACCGAGGAGATCGGCAAATACATATCCGAAGTGGCGCCGAGTGTGTTATTGTTAAACCCACCATACGAAACAAAAAACGGATGCATGAAAATCGTGAAGTCCGCACTGGACAACGCACCAAAAGGTGCGCGTGTGGCGATTATCCTTCCAGATACTAAACTGGACAAGCAACGCGGGCACAAACTGTTACGCGATCACACTTTGTCAACGATTGTTAAACTTCCACCGGAAGTTTTTGACGCATTCGTTGACACGTCCATTTTTGTCTTTGAGCCACACACCCCACAAGGTGACACCAAAGTGCAAGCTTTCGCCATTAATGACGACGGGTACCAACGAATCAAAAAACGCGGACGCATTGACATTGACAACAAATGGGCCGATGATCTCGAGCCCTATTGGGTTGAGGCGATAAAGTCCAACAATGACAAGCGATTTAACACGCACCGAGAGATTGATCCAGCCGTCCGGCTTTCGTACCCACCCAAAGAGCGGGCGGTTACGGTCACGCAAGATGATTACATGCGCGCACTGGTTAGTTATTATATCACCAAAACCGACGGCGTAACGGTTGAGGATTTGCGCGACATGTTGAAAAGCAAGCTTGATGGCATGCTCTATGGATTGGAGGGTGGCAAATGATTAAAACCAAAAAACGGAAAATTGAGACACTCTTTGACATTTCGCGAAATCCGCGGATTAACTTTGTCGACATGCTACCCGGTGAAATTCCACTGATTACAAACAGCAAAACCGTTCCGGCCTATACGGTCGGAAATGATGTTCCGACTATGCCACGCGGTACAATTGCGGTGAGTAAATTTGGCCACACAAATTATATCGATGAGCCTTTTATCGCGTCGGATATCGTGGTGCTTTCGCCCTTGGACGAAGAGAGCAAGGCGCCCGAGTTTGGTTTGTACGTGTCAACGCAATTAGATGTTGCCTTTGAATACGCCAACTATAATGACAGTATCACACTGCAAGTACTGAAGGAAACCGAAATCGAAGTGCCAGTGGATGAACGAGGCGGGATCGATTACGACGCGATACGGGCAAAAATGCGCCCCATCATGGAGAAAGCACAAACACACGTTAACCAACTGGTGACACAATACCAACGATACAAGGAGAAAAAGTAATGGTAAGCTATAATGAATATTACAACCGCTCAATCGGTCGAGGCTATAACGTCGACGGATACTATGGCGCCCAATGTTGGGACGGTTTCGCGGATTACTGTAAATGGTTAGGCGTTCCCGTCGTAAACTGTACAAACACGGGATACGCCCGCGACCTATGGGAACAACGAGCACATAATGGAATTTTAAACGGCTTTATTGAGGTATCGGTAATGCAACCCGGAGACGTTGCAGTTTTTGCCGTGACAAATTCGACACCGTACTCACACGTGACTATTTTCCACAGCGACGCTGGGGGCGGTTGGGGTTGGTTTTTCGGCCAAAATCAAGGCGGTACCCCGTACCCTGGCGGTGGTTCTTGCTATAACCTCGTCAAATTGCCATACTCCGCAACTTACGCGACAGCTTTCCGACCTAAAGCATTTACGGCACCACAAGTAGCCAAAGCACCAGCACCACAAGCGGTGGCAAGTGCTAATAGTAACTGGATCGCTGAATCCGCAACATTTACGAGCAATTATGCCATTTATGCCCGTGAAGGTGGACCATCAACCAACAACAAGAGCCCGTACCTCTTCCCTGCTGGATCACGCATCTCTTATGATGCCTATTGCCACGCCAACGGCTACGTATGGATTCGCCAACCACGCTCCGGCGGTGGCTACTGGTACATCCCAACTGGTGAAAGTAACGGAACCAAACGAACCGGTCCAGCGTGGGGATCATTCGCATAATATTATAGGAATAAGGCACTGAAACGTGCCTTTTTTTTGAAAGGAGAAAAAATGAAATACCTGAATGAGCTACTGGCATATGACAAAGCCCACGGCGTGCGACATAGTAAAGCCATAGAGCGAGCGATTAAAAAGCACAAGCGCATCCACAAACGCGCACTAGAGGGGAAATATCAGTACAGGCCCGACATCGTCGAAAACGTTATCAATTTTATCGAAAGCCAAGTTTATATGACCACCGGAACACTTGGGCTCATCAAATTACAGCCCGCGCAAAAATGGTGGATGGAGCTATGGTGGGGGTATTACACAGCCGACGGATCCGCACTAATTGAGGAAACCATGCTTGTGATTATCCGTGGGGCTGGTAAATCAACCCTAATGGCGGCCGTTGAGGCTTACTGGTTATTATATGGTGGCAACTATGGGGGTGATTCTTGGGTGATAGCCTATGATAACAACCAAGCCGAGCACGTTTATGGCCAAATACGTAACCAAATCACCGCCGGTGATGGACTGCTAAAGGCATTGGGTGACACTGGGCAACTAAAAACAACCAAAACCGGCATAAAATGCGTCCCAACAGCAAACGAAGTGAGAAAAGCGACCCATGATGTGGCGCGTTTGCAAGGTGGGAATACAAGCCTAAACATTTTCGACGAGGTCCACGTCTATAAAGAAGACGTCGTTTCCGCCGTCAATAAAGGAAGCCGGCAAAAGCAAAAAAGCTGGCGCTCCATTTACATCACCTCAGGCGGTATCACCCGCGGGTATCTTTACGATTCGATGGTGGAGCGTTTCACGTCGGAAGATGAGTATGAAAATGACCGCTCAATCGGGCTAATCTACCAGCTCGACGAAGCCGGAGAAGTAACCGATGAGGCAAACTGGACCAAGGCCGCGCCAATGCTTCCGGGTGGGTTGCCAAAAATTGAAGCCGTACGTGATGAGTATAATATCGCCTCACGTGATAATGCCTTACAGCTTCAATTTTTGAGCTATAATATGGGGGTAGCGGTACAGGATACCACCAAATACATTATGCCCGAAGAATCCGCCCGTACGGATTACGACTTCGACGAGGTGTGGACCGGTGCGGAAGTCGTGCTGGGTGTTGACCTTTCCTTGGTTGGCGATTTGACCGCGCTTGTGTTTTTAACCGAAAAAAACGGCGTGATGTATGCGCACGTGGAAGCTTTGGGATCAAAAAACACACTGGACAAACTCCCCGAGGCTCAGGCAACTTTACTGCGCAACATGGAAAATTTAACCATCACGCAAGGGGCTTACATTACAGCGGCCGACGTCTTGGACGTACTCCAGCAATTCGTCCACCGCACAAACTGCCAGCTGACTTATATTGGCTATGACCCATCACGCTATGACAACCTGCGCCAACTCATCGACGATTACTTTTTCGACGTTGCCAAAGAAAGGCAACTCCCAATCCGACAAGGTTTCGCTTTGTCGGACTATATTAAACTCATGAAGGACAAACTCAAAGAGGGCTCACTAGTCCACAACTCGCGGATTTTGGAATGGAGCCTAAACAACCTAGCGGTCAAAGTTGGAGCCTCGGGCGATTATATGGCAACCAAATTGACGGACGCCGATAAAATCGACCCGGCTGTGGCGCTTGTGATTGCCTTAAAAACTGCAATCGTTAAAGGTATTTAAAGCCTCATTATATCTGACAGGATGCCCTGAATTTGATATAATAACATGAGAATATAATTTTGGAGGAAAACCAACAAATGGACGGATTATTAAACCAACTAACACACCTTCGCCCAACTGATATGTCTATCGTTATGCTCGTGGTGGCACTTGTTGACCTTTGGGCCGCTGTGTCGCTAAGTGTCAAGGCAAAAAGCACTTTGTCAAAATCACTGATTTATGGCTTAATCAATAACCTCTTGATCATCTCGATTCCTTTCGGGTTGCAGTCGCTGGTTTCCTTAATCCCGGCTGACCATGCGGACACGACTTATGTGAATACGGTTTCAATGCTGGTTACTGTTTTGTATGTGGTTTCAGCGCTCACATCAATTGTGGCCAATTATTCCGCGGCATATCCGCAAAGTAAGAACTGGCTCACCAAAATCGCTTACAAGTACCTACCGCAAGAGGTGGCAAACAAGCAAGACAAACACGGAATCACCATTCCTGGCGAGCAAGGATCAACCGACGACCAAAACGACGTGCGTGGGTAATCGCTCATGGTTGATTACCTACCGAAAGAAAAACAAGCAAAAGGCGTGCGGGATACTGGGTTTTACCAGTCGTCCAAATGGATAAAAACGCGGGATGCTATAAAATTGAGGGACGAAATGACATGCCAATACTGCGGCGAGCCAATCACTGGGCGTTACGTGGTCGACCATAAGACGGAAATCACAGTCGACAACATGCACGACTGGGACATTGCGTATAACCCGGCCAACCTTTGGCTTTTGTGTCAAAAGTGCCACAACAGCAAAACCCACGGCGCAATCAGCGCGCCTAATACTACACTATGGTAAAATAAGGAGGTGACAACATATGGGAGTCATCGAATCAGTCATCCGCATGATGCGGGGCGATGTTGACAAGCGGACTCAGGTCGTCACCTGGTCCGACCAAGCGGTGCAATACACGTCCGCTTACATGCAGTCGGTCATCTACTTTGTGGCCCGCGAATTTTCAAAGCTCGATATCCGCCACCGGGTGTATGTCCGACAGGAAGACGGAAAGTATTTGCAACGCGACAAATTAGGCTCGGATATTTACGAGGTTTTAAACTTCGCCCCCAACGGTTACAAAACAAATGCGGAATGGCGCCGGCAAATTGCCACGCGCATTATGACCGGGGCCACCGTCTATTTGCAACCGGTCCGCAAAAATGGAATTTTAACCGCCCTTAAATTGACGGATCAGGAAACGTACAACAAAGCACCGGATGACGTGCTGGCGATTACGTCGCCTTATTACATTTCGAGCAATGCTTCGCTATACGATTCAATTTTAACCAACATCGGGCGGGAACTCTCAGGCAATAACTTGCGGGGATTTTTGAAAATCAATGCGGCCGTGGGGAGCAATGCCGAAGCATTCAAAAACCAAGCCCTCGACCAGTTGAAAGTCATGCAAGAAGTGGCCGCATATAACGGGCTCGGGATCATCGACGCCAAAGCCGACGTGGTGGAACTAAAAAACGAATACAAAACCATCCCAGATGAGGCGGTTAAAATCATCAAGCGTGAAATCCTAAATGGTTTTGGTTTGTCGGAGTCACTCCTAACCGGTGAGTACACGGAAGCCGATTACCGGCATTTTGTGGACCAAGTTTTGAGCCCGTTGGTCAATGAGCTTGAAACTGAGCTGACTTACAAACTTTTAACGACCAACGCCCGGATCAATACCGGCCAAAAATCAACTTTTGAGCGCGTGAAAATTTCCCAGCCCGTGACGAAATGGGCATCAATGGACCAAATCGTCGCGGTCGCAAAAGCCAACACCAACGGGGCATTTATGACCGTCAACGAAATCCGCACCTTACTTGGTTATGACCCAATCGAGGGCGGGGACACATTCCGCACGAATTTAAACAGCGTGGAAGTAAAATATGGCGAGGATACCCAAGACGACAAAACGGAGGAAGACAATGGAAATTAATGTACAAAAATCATACCTTCAAGGTTTACCAAACCAACAAGCAACGCCACACAACGGCAAACGCTTGATCATTATCCACAACACCGCAACGCCGGAAGCCACCGCCAAAAATGAAAGCGTGTATTTTAACCGCGAATGGCAAAACATTCAAACTTTTGTGCATGCTTTCGCGGATTGGTCCGGCGACGTGGTCGAGCTTGCGCCTTTTGGTACCGTAGCTTGGGGCGCGGGGTATGTTAATAAATATGCTTTTTTACAAGTGGAACAATGTATTTCCGCTGATCCTCAAAAAAACCGACAAAGCGCGGAAGCGGTCGCCCAATATGTGGCGCGTAAAATCCGAGAATCAGGCGTACCTTTTTCCGATTACCGAATTATCGACCACGCGACAGCGTCGGTAGAATTTGGCGGGTCAGACCACATGGACTCCATCGTCGGGGTTGGATGGGCTGATTTTATCAACCGTATTCAACAACTAAGCGAACAAACAACACAACCAGCACAAGCCAAACCACAAACGCAACCACAACAACCAACGCAGGCACCAAAAGGAGAGCCTGCCCTTGGCGTGTTTCGGTGTGGGTATAATATCAAAGCAAGAACCAAAGGACCAGACAAAAACAACCCACAGGCCTATATGTTCCACACTGGCGACGCCATCAAGTACGACCGGCGACTCATCGCCGGGGGCTACGAATGGATCAGTCAGCGCCGCGCTAATGGTGATTACTGGTATATCCCTGTGCGTGATTTGGGTGATCAAACGTTTTGGGGTGAATGGTCATGACAGTATCAACAGGTGATAAACTCACGGCGAGTTTGCTAAACGGTTTGTCAGGTGGTGGTACCAGGCGCGCTCCTATGATGTACACGCTGGACCGGTCGTCGGTCCCCTGGACAATATGGTTTGACAATCAAGCCGGCTTACAATTTCCCGACTACAAAACAACCGCGACCATCTACGGGTACGGCTATGCGCCGAACATCAACAACACCGCCTGGGTCACGTATCCACTAGTGGGTAATATCATTTCCTCGTCTCGCGGTACGTTAACCATTGACAAGCTCAAAGCGTCAATAGATGCCCAGTATTGGGCGGATAGCACAAAAGTACTCAATCCGCTCCAAGACCGCAACAAGTACGACCTGGCGGAAGCACGATATAAACCCGGCCAAAGTTGGCAAGATAAACGCCAAGCAAACGTGATCCGCGTGATGTATGAGCTTGGGATTTATAGCGACGCGGACGTTTTAGCATTAGGAGCCAAGAGAAAAGGAGGATAAGAAATGCCATTTCCAGACTACAGCGGCAATGATGGCGGAGGTGAGCGATTTGTCGGAACCGTCGAATCCGCCATTAAACAAAAAGCAGGAACTGGGGCGCCTTTGACGTCTCAAAACTTGCAGGACATCGGGCGAACGATTGACAATGAAATCGCAAAAGTTGCACCACCGACGCCAACCACAAGCAAACCGATCGACACCGTGGAAATTAAAGGCCGAAATATTGGCAAAGTATTACGAAAAGGTGCCGGTCGTGAGATGTTCGATTGGTTATCGCAGGTGATGGACTACGAACTGACATCCGCGTATCAGCGGGACGATTTGGAAAGTATTTATGTGCCAGTATTAGTCGCAAAATCAACAGATGGGACGGGTGAGGTCATCCGAGTTGCAACTGTTGACAGTAATTATGCAAACACAACAGGTATCGACCGTGATGGCTGGTTAGGACCGCCGGTTGGCGATGTTTTTGCAAAATGGCTTTCCGGAGTCCAAGCGACTCAGTTAAACTTCCAAAAAGCACAATTTACGGGCGACGGCCGAACACTTGTCGCGACCATGTACGACACCGACACGTCCAGCGGGACATATTATGGCGACCAGCACGGATTGTATCAAATTTATTACCACGGAAGTTTGGATGGATACCCACAATACGACTCCAGCGCTAAGTGTTGGAGCGGTCGCTCGTTTAACATTAACTCGGCCCTCATCGTCTACACCGACCCAACGACTGGCAAGCAATACGTAACCCAAATTAAACAATAAGGAGTGTATACCATGACGCAAAAAACAAACGCTTTTACACAATCGCAAAAACCAAAATGGACTGACGGCCAATTGGCCAACGGCTCAAATTTTGCGCAACTGATCGACGCCATCGCCGCACTGGTTGATGAAACCGCAACTGAAACACTAACACAAGCCGCCGCTAATGCAACACGCGCGGCCGTGGGTGATGACCATATTAAGCAAATTGCCAAAGCCATTATCAACACGCCGGCCGATTATAACACGACCGACATTTGGGCAAAATTGACTGAACGCATCAACGGCAAAGTTTCAAACGCTGACGTGATCAACCAGATCAAAACATCACTAAACGACCCGGCAACCTATCAAGCGCTCGGAGTTTATACCGCAATCACAAACCAATTCCCATCACTTCAATTTTCTTACGATCGTGACGCCAAAACCAAAGTAGACCAAGCCATCGCAACAGCTACGGCGGATTTACGAAACCGCGATTACACTTACACTTACGATGGGTCACGTCTTAAAATTTCCAAAGGCACACAAGAAGTCAAAAATGTGCAACCAGTGGGGGCTAATTTCCTTATGGACGTGAGCAAAGCTTACAAGGCCGACAAAATCGCCACTGATGTGTATGTATTGGTCCGCCCGGATGGTGCGCGCGTGGTATACGATGCAGGCACCAACACCACCAAACCTGCGGCCGTATTGATTGGATAATAGGACACAAGGGGAAAAAATATGAAAATCAAGAACGTACTGATTGATGAACGTGAAAACGTCATCACGGTTGGTGACTTGGTCCGAAATAGTGCAGGAGACAACGCGCCCAAATCTTACCGCGTTGTCTATGCACATGTGGATGAGGTCAACGACAACAAGTTACAACTCACCGCCAATTCAATCCAAACCACCCGCGACCGTTACCCGGTCCTCGTTGAACACGCGGACAACCGAGTGGAAGACGTCGTCGGATATATCACAACCGATGGAAAGCCAAACGAAGCCGGCGAATTTGTGGGAGAGATCACATTTTACGACACAATCCCACAAGCCCAACACGCGGAGCAACTTTGGCGCGATGGCGTGATTA